ACCTTGCCGGTGGCGGTAACGTCACGATCTCGAACGCGTACGGCTGCCTGGTGTACGACAACAGCATTGCTGCTGGCACGGGTGGCGTCGCAAAGCTCGGCGTGTGTTTCAACTCGTTCGGCTCCGGCCAGAGCGTGACCGCCGGTACGTTCACCATCGTGTGGAACGCGTCTGGCATCTTCACTGTAACCGTCTGACGGTTAGGCACTGTTGAGAGGTGTGCCGTGACTATCGCTTACGTTCGAGAAAACGGCACCCTCACAACTGCTTCAGTTTCGACTACGCACGCACTATCTGTTTCTGCTGCCTCAACAGCCGGAAACACGCTTATACTTATAGCTCGCATCACAATGTCAACGCAGTCGTATACCACCCCAACGGTTACGGACTCAAAGGGCAACACTTGGACCATTGATGGCGAGTATCACGAAAACTTCCAGGACTTGATCATTGCGTCAACTCGCCAAGATGTAGGCGCACTGACGACATCTGACACCGTTACGATTACGACAACCGCTAACACCAGCGGGCAATTCCTTGCATGCTTGCAGGAGTTCTCCGGCATAGCGGTTACGTCGTACGTCGATGGTGCGATGCAGACGAACCATCAGACCACATCGCCGCAGCTTTCACCAATTTACACTCCAACTGCTGACGGCGACCTGATCATCGCCATGCAAGACCACCAGACCACTACCGATACGGTGACCATCAACGGCACTGGTACCGTGGGAACTTACTCGTCGTTCACTACGGCGCAGATATCTGGCACGACGGCTCGCAAGATGGTGCCCGTATATCAGATCCTCTCATCTGGTAACGGAGTTGGCCAGAAGCACGCCTGGACGACTAGCAGCAGTACGTGGTCTGACATCATCATTGGTGGCTATAAGAAGTACGCCCCTCCTGCTACGAACGCAAATGCGGGGGTTGCTTCGGCGCGAGTAGATGTTGTAGGCGCATTTGACGTAGGGGAGTTGATTCACTACGTCAAGGAGCTTGCCAACGGTGAGAATACGGACTTCGGGGTAGCGACTACTTCGATACCACTTACTGCCTCCCCGCTACTGGGCAACACGCTCGTCCTAGTGTATCGCACAACGACTGACACAACCGGTACGCGTAGCATGGCGGTTACCGATTCCCAAGGCAACACCTGGACGATAGACTCTCAGGACATACAAGGCTCTCAGTACGCGTTCATAGCATCAACTAGGCAGGATGTAGCCCGACTCACGACCAGCGATACTATAACGGTAACGCTCACTGGATCGACGCATACTCGCCCTACGTTCTATTGGGTTGAGGAGTTTCGCAATCTAGCCGAGGCAGATAGTGCGCCTACGCCGATTCACGGCGATACGACATCGCCTTATGTATCACCTGCTATCGTTCCAAACCAGAACGGTGACATGGCGGTTGCGTACATTGATCATTTCAGCAATACAGACACGCTGACAAACAACGCTACTGGTACGGTAGGAACTTACGCATCGTTCGACACCGCGCAGATGAAGTCAACGACGGGCGGGGTGACTACTGGTTCTCCTGTCTATCAGGTTTTGGGACTGACTGAAGGTGCGTCCGTCTCCCAGTTCCACGCATGGTCCGGAACAAGTAACGTATGGTCCAACATGCTTGGCGTTGCCTATAAGCGTGTGATCGATTCTACCAACGCATCAGCTGGCGTTGCCCAGGCAACTGCATCTGGTAAGTCGCCTACGGATACGCTGACTTGTTCACCCATAGCTGGTGTTGCTGCTGCGCTAGTAGGCGTTTCGGCTCCATCGCTAGGCGAATCCGTCGAGGTCGTTGTTGGCGTGGCCGAGGTCGAGGCTGCCGCTGGCAATTCGTCCGTTTTGGTAACTTCATCCCCGGAAGCTGGACTTGCGGAAGCTGGCGTCGGGGTTGACGCCCCTCAGGTCACGTCCAGCGCCTCTGTGCAGGTCGCACAGGCCACGGGGGCGGCCGAGGTGTACGATCCCTCGGTCACGGTCGTAAGCAACGTGGAGGCTGCGGCAGGAGTTGCCACGGCGGTAGTGACAACGGCCGGTCCAGGGTCTACGCTTACGGTATCTCCGGACGCCGGGGGAGCCACTGCGACCGCTGCCGCGATAGGCGTAACTACCGCACTGCTGGACTCCCCCGACGCCGGGGCTGCCGATACCACTGGATCTGCTCTTGATCCAACGGTTGCAATCGGCGCGCGGGCTGGATCTGCCGCTGCCGCTACGGCAGTTGAAGATCCTGTTTCCAGCTCTGCTGAGTTTCCTGATGCTGGAAGCGCTGCGACATCAGCAGCCGCATACGGCCCAACCATCGCTGACACACTGGGCGTTGATGCCGGGGCAGCGAGCGTTGCCGCCGATAGCTATGGCCCCAGCCCTGATCTGGATCTGGCCTCTCCCGCAGACAACGCGGAAGCTACGGCGGCGGCTTACTCGCCTACGGTAGCGACTTCGGCCACCAATGAAGCGCCTGCGGGTACTGCGGCGGTTACGGCAACGGCGGCCGGACCGACCGTGACCGATAGCGCCTCGCCGAACGCGGTGGCTGCCGAGGTTTCGGCGCTTGCCCTGGGCGCTATGGTCTCCGCAGCGTCGAACATCAGCGCTAGTTTGGCGCAGGCTACCGCTGTAGCCAACGCGCCTACACTTACCGAGACTTCAAACGCTCATGCCGGTGTGGCTGCGGTCACCGTTTCCACTAAGAATCCGACCCCGGCGCTAGCCGTTACCGCAGGGTCGGCTACGGTGGCGGGGCAATCCCTCGGTGCGACGGCTGCCCTTGTGGACAGCCCCGCCGCCGGAACTGCGGAAGTCGCAGGTACGGCTTACGGCGCCGACGTTGAGATAGTCGGAATGACCAACGCGCATGCTGGCGTTGCGAGTTCCAGTGCATCTGTAGGCGCCCTGGCGCTTGAGTTGACCTGTAGTCCTGAGGCTGGGGCCGTCGAGGTCGAGGGTGTCGCTGGCGATCCGACGATCTCGAACGCCACGCGGCCCAACCCTGGAACTGCGCAGGCTGTCGGTGAAGCGCTCGGCGCAATGACGACGGGTGTGATACAGCCGAGTGCGGGAAATGTAACCACAACCGCCTCTGCGCACGGTGCATTTGCTGCCGTAGGTGCTCAGGCTGGCGTGGCCGAGGCTGTGGTCGAGGTCGAGGGTGTCTCGGCATCGACAGTCAGTCATCCGGCACCCGGCAGGGCTGCCGTCACTTCCGCTGCGTTCAAGCCCACGGTCAGCCTTCACCTGAGCGTGTCGGCTGGTGTGGCCGAGGCGGTTGCGAGTGGATATGCGCCCGAGGTTATATCGGGGTATTCCGTCACGGCCGGTAGGGCTACGGCTGCCGTCGAGGTCGAGGATGCAACGACATTTGGCACGTTGGACGTTGATGCCAACGCTTCTGGTGTTATTGTTGCTGCTGCTCTTGATCCAAGGGTCGAGACTGCGACGGTGTTCCATCTCGCTCATGCGGGTTGCGCGATAGCGGGCTGCATGGGATTCGATGTTACTAAGGGAAGTACACCCGATAGCCGTCGAGTTGACATCGTGCATGAGGACAGGATCGTAACTGCCCACGCTCTTAATCGGGTTGTTGATATCCCGGCTAAGAGTCGATCCGTAACGATCGCTAAAGAAAAGCGGGTTGATCCGATCGACCCTGAGGTTCGCGAGGTGTTTGCGTACGTTGTGAGCAACGGAGGGTCGTAATGGCTAGGTTCAACTTCATCAAGGACCCTAACGCGGATCTAGACTGGCAGTTCAACTGGGAAGACTGGTTGGCGGTTGGTGAGACGATCTCAACCGCCACCTTCACTGTTGACGACGGGCTGACGGTGACCTCAACGGGTCATGATGACACCGTTGCGACTATTTGGGTATCCGGTGGAACTGCCGGGAGTGTGTACCGAGTTACGTGTCACATAGTTACGAGTGCGGCTCGTACGGACGATCGTTCGATCAATATACGGGTTACGGAGCGCTAGAGGGTGGTGGCCACGCATGACGGACTATCGGCTGTGGCCATCAACCAACGGTAGCGGAACTACGAGCGGTGGATTCAGTCACGATCTAGGCGTTCAGTTCAAGGTCAATGAAGATGGGGTAACCTTCAACGGCTTCTACTTCTGGGCGCCTAGCGGAACCTTCGATACTGACCACACGAAATACTCGTTTCGCCTCTACAGTACAACCAACGGAACTACGGGTACGCTGATCTCAGGTACTACGGTAAACCTAGCCGTTGACCTGACTCAAAACGCTTGGAACTACCAGGCGTTGACGACTCCTGTGTCGCTGACCAATGGTACGAGCTACGTTGCCGTTGTTCACTACTCCGGTAGCGCCAACTCGTATGTATCGTCTGCGAATTACTGGAGTAGCGGCGGCGGCGCCTCGGGGATCACTGCTGGGCCGATCACTGCGCCCGGTACGTCAACCGCCCTCAACGGCGCGCAGTGCGCGTATAACGAACCTTCCGCTACCGCTGCGTTTCCGACTAGCACGCTCGGGTCTAACTATTGGGTAGACGTTTCGGTTACGTCGTCGGGCGCAGGTGGTGGTGGCTCCGGCAACATCACTCATATTGCCACCAGCGAGGGAACGCCTACAGGTTCCAACACGTCAACGTCAACCGTCGCTAAGCCAGCGGGGCTTGCTGTTGGTGATGTGATGATCGCATACCTGGTTGGTAACGAAGCTGGCATGTCGCAGCCATCCGGGAGCGCTTGGACCAGGGTTCTTTCGCAGGATTCAAGTACGGGTAACTTGTTCCGGGTTGAGGTTTGGTACAGGGTCGCGACATCTACGGACGTGGCGGCCTCTAGCTATGTATGGAACAACGGGGACTCTAGCTCACCCTTCTGGGCGACCATCTCGGCCTACCGTGGCGTCAATACGAGCAACCCGATAGACGCCTCAGGATCTTCCGCGTCTGGCAGCGCTACTTCTCATACGACTCCTTCTGTTACAACTACACATTCAAGTATGGTGCTTTCGCACCGTGCGACACGTAGGACTACGACCAGCTTTAATACTTTCACCTCTGGGGTTGCGCACGAGCGGTTCGAGGGCGGGAACCACGGCGCTAGTACAAGCTACTCTGCTGCCATGTATGACGCGGGAGTTGAGACTGACCCCGGCTCTATTTCAGGCACTTCGATCACCGCAAACAGCACGACGAGTATGACGGACTCCATCGTTACGACCGTCGCGCTTCGGACGTTGATCGTAGCCGTCAATGCGAACGCTGGCGTAGCCACGGCAACGGCCGCAGGAAACTCGCCTGCACCTGACCTTGAGTTGAGTCCCGCGCCAGATGTAGTAGCGTCAACAGCTAGCGCAAAGACGCCAGTTGCGGCAGTTGGTGCGCAGGCGGGCTGTGCAACAGCCTCTGCCTCCGTTAAGCAAGTTGACGTAGCCACAACGCCATTCAATAACGCGCCCGCCGGTATAGCGACTGTGGTCGTATCGGTTAAACAGACTCGCATGCAGTACGCGCCCGCAGGGAAGGCGGCCGCAACTGCCGCCGCATGGCTGCTTTCCGAGTCTGTGGGAAACCGCGCTGGTACTGCATTTTCAACCGCAGCAGCCTACGGACCGGCGATTGGATTTGCCGTACCGGCTGGCACAGCCCAGGTGAACGCCTCTGGAAAGACCGCCGCTCCGGGCCTGGCTATGTCCATCGGTGTGGCTAGTGCCTTCGCTATGGTTCACCCTGTTGTTTCGTACTTTGGATCGAGTCGAACCATCAAGGTCGGTTTTGAAGATCGCTTCATATTTGTACCTTGGGAAGAGCGGACCCTGATGGTTGAGGAGAGTTGATATGACATCATCCCCTGATTTTCTCAAGGACCCCGATGATGTCCTTGACTACTCGTTCGACTGGTCGGATTGGCTGACCACCAATGAGCAGATTGTAAGCTTTACTGCCATTGCGACGCCCGGTATCACCATTGATTCAACGTCGAACACCACTACGGTGACTACGACTTGGCTCTCAGGTGGCGTTGCTGGTTCGCCCTATACAGTGACTCATCGAATAGTCACCAACCAAGACCGTACCGTTGACCGCTCCATGACGATTCGCGTAACCAGTAGGTGAGTTGAGGAGACGACATGGCTATCTCGTTCGTCGCCGAAGCTCATGGCACGGCCAACTACACCACGTCGATCTCCGTAAGTAAGCCCAGTGGCACGGTAGATGGCGATGTGATGATCGCTATCTGCGGCGGTACACCCTCCACGCCCTCGGGTTGGACGCTTCTCGGTAGTGCTGACTCTGGCACCAACTCCCTGCGCACGGTTCGCGTGTTCAGGAAGGTTGCATCGGGCGAGGGATCAAGCTACACATTCAGCATTCAGTCTTCCATAGCGTGCGCTTCGATCGTGTCCTATCGGGGTGTTAGTAGTACGATCCCTGTAGATACTGCTCATTTCGATATATCGCCTGTTGGTGCAAGCTCTAACTTCAACACGGCATCGGTGACGGCAGCCACAACGCAGTGGGGCTTGTCGTTTGCCATGGCTTACGAGTATGGAAGTTCGTCAACTCGCACTTGGACAGAGGGATCAGGCACAGAGCGGGCGGATTTCTCGGTATCTAACTCAGGTAGTCCGGACAACACCAACTGCGCTGTGACCGACTCAGCCGGTACGCTATCGGCTGGCTCGTTCTCCAGGACGCAGACGCGATCAAGTGCTGCATCTGGCGGTGCAACGGCCATCGTCCTGCTAAATCAGGCAGGTGGCGGAATCGTAAACGCTGCCGCTGGTTTCGCTGGGGACACGGCGGTCGTAGCTAACAACGCTGCCGCTGTATACGGAATTGGCCCTAGTGCTGGCAAGGCAACCGCTACCGCATCGGCTAAGAACCCAACAGTGTTGTATGGGCAGTTGGCTAAGCCCGGTGTTGCCAACGTGAGCGTGAGTATCAAGGACGTTGGACGCAGGGCTCACCCCAGTGCGGCTGCCGCAGTCGTGAATGAACGTGTTGCCCACGTCTACTACGGAGCACCCCCCTACCGAACGTGGCGAGTACCGCCCGACGAGCCGTTGAATCCGGGGCCACGATGACAGCAAATCGTAAGAAGCTAACCGAAGTTGTCCAAGAGGAGAACATGCGGGAGTCGTTGGAAGCGATCCGCGACTACATTGCACATCAACTTGAGGCCAACCTGTGTAACACGTGCCTGAACTCGCGCCTACGTACCGGAGATCAGGCTTCATTGATCCTCCGTCTGCAAACCGTACTGGAGCAGATAGAGAAGATCCCGGTATACGACGCGGAGGTGTCCGATCTTGAAAAGATACGTAATCGAGCCGGAACACCCCGGGCAGTCACTCGACAGCAGGGTGGCCGCCACCCTAGCGGTACGCGGAAGTCAACGCCCCCGAATCCAGCATCTTCCGCCTAGCGTCGGTAGCTTGGGGCGCGAGGTAGCCGATCTATCAAGTCTAGCGGGGCTGGACTTGGACCCCTGGCAGATTTGGACCATGGAGCAGGCCATGGCCAAACGCGAGGACGGTAAGTGGGCAGCGTTTGAAGTGGGGTTGGTGGTCAGTAGGCAGAACGGCAAGGGGTCGATCCTTGAGGCTCGGGAGCTTGCCGGTCTGTATCTGTTGGACGAGAAGCTGATCATCCACTCTGCTCACCAGTTCGACACTTCCAAGGAAGCGTTCGGCCGCATCCTGATGCTCATAGAGCAAACTCCCGACCTAGACGCGGAAGTTGCTCGGGTATCTCGTTCGCACGGTGAAGAGGGTATCGAGCTTAAGAACGGAAACCGCCTGCGGTTTCGTACTCGGACCAAGGGTGGCGGGCGTGGTTTCTCCTGTGACTGCCTCATTCTGGACGAGGCAATGTACCTTGGATCGCAGCAAGTTGGTGCCCTGATGCCAACGCTGTCCGCTCGTACTGAGGTGACCCCAGGTGGTCCGCAGATTTGGTACACCGGTTCTGCGGGTGACCAGGAGTCAACGCAGCTCGGGCGTGTACGCGCGCGTGCAATCAAGGGCGGCGACCCCAGGCTGTTCTACGCCGAGTGGTCTATTGATGGTTGCTCGGACTTCTGCCCGAAGGACTGTGACGAACATGATCAGACGGACACCGTTGAGTCATATGCCAAAGCGAATCCCGGATTGGGCATTCGCATTTCGGTGGAGCATGTCGAATCGGAGCGTCGATCGATGGACCCGGAGACGTTTCTCCAGGAACGGCTCGGGGTCGGTGACTGGCCCGTCGAAGAGGACTCGTGGTCGGTAATCAGCGAAGAGTCTTGGATGCGACGCTCTGATGAAACGTCGTATCTTTTGGACCCGTTCGTACTCGCGGTTGACACATCGCCGGGACTCAACCCCACTACTTCCATTGCGGCAGCGGGTCGTAATGACGAGGGTGCCGTACACGTTGAGATCACCGGCTACGAGACCTACGACTGCCGTCCTGGTACATCGTGGGTTGTTGATCGGGTACTTGAGATATGGAAGGCTCAGCGCCCCGTAGGAGTCGTAATCGACAAGCGCAGTCAGGCAGGCATGTTCATAGAAGAACTTGAGGCGGCCGGTGTGAAGTTGATACACCCTACGGCCGCAGAGTTTGCTCAATCCTGTGGTGAGTTTTACACGGGCGTAGTTCCCCGTAGGGGGAACGTGCCCAACGTTACACACATCAATCAAAGGCCGCTCAACTCGGCGGTTGCTGGTGCGGATACGCGCGATCTCGCCGACTGCTGGGCGTGGTCGAGGCGTACGTCTTCCGTTGACATCTCACCGCTCGTCGCTTGCACGTTGGCGACATGGGGATATAAGAAGATAGCGAACGAGAAGAAAAACTCCGCGCCTTGGATGGCACGTCGATAGGGGCGATATGAAAAGGCATGAAGCGCTCGCCCTGGCGGTCGCGTGTTACCTGATGCTAACTGCCGGGCTGACGTGGAAGTTTGGAGACTACGGTCTCATGGGTTCGAGTGCCGTTGCGCTCGTTCTGCTGCTGTTCGTTGACACTGACAAGACAGATAAGGAGGAGTGATCATGGCGTCTCTCTGGTCTCGACTCCGAGGTAAGTCAGAACAGCGCAGTCTGACGATCGATGACTATCTGAACCTTGCCAACCCGATGAACTTCCCCATGGGGTTCATCAACAGGTCTGGCTACAACGAAGACAAGGAGTATGACGAGGAGTTCCAGTACAACATCTACAACTGCTACAAGTCAGACGGCATTGTATTTGCTTGTATGTACGCTCGTCAGCTCGTCTTCACTGAGGCTCGGTTCCAGCTACAGCGCATCAGGCAGGGGCGCCCCGGGGACCTTTTCGGTATCCAGGACTTGAGCATCTTCGAGAACCCATGGCCGAACGCTACGACTGGTGAGCTTCTGTCGCGCGCGATCCAGGACGCCGACCTTGGTGGTAATCACTACGTGGTGCGCGAAGGAAACAGGCTCCGTAGGCTCCGTCCAGACTGGGTGGACATCATCCTGACGGCCCCTCCGGACAAGGCTGTTGACTCCGACGTTGCCGGGTACGTCTACATGCCGGGAGGTCGGGGCTCGAATCCGGACAACTGGGAGATTTACCCGATCGATGGCAGCAACGGCGTAGTCTCTCACTGGTCGCCCATCCCGGACCCCGACGCTCTCTACCGTGGCATGTCTTGGCTGTCGCCTGTTATTCGCGAGATACAGGCAGACAAGGCTGCGACGATCCACAAGGCCAAGTTCTTCGAGAATGCCGCGACCCCCAACCTTGCGGTGTCCTTCAAGGAAACCGTCACCAATGAGCAGTTCCAGGAGTTCATGGAGACGATGGACGCTGCCAAGGGTGGAGTTGAGCACGCGTACGAGACTCTGTACCTCGGTGGCGGTGCTGACGTGACCGTAGTCGGTACGGACCTACGGCAGTTGGACTTCAAGGCCACTCAGGGCGCCGGTGAAACGCGAATCGCCGCTGCCGCTCGTATCCCTCCGGTGTTCGTCGGCCTCTCCGAAGGCATGCAGGGCTCGTCGCTGAACGCTGGCAACTTCGTTGCCGCTAAGCACATGTTCGGCGACTCGACCATGCGTCCACTGTGGCGTTCGATCTGCGCTGCGTATCAGCCGCTTCTTAAGGGCATGCCGAAGGACGCTCGTCTCTGGTACGACGACAGGGACATTGCCTTCCTGCGCGATGACCGCAACACGATTGCCGAGCTGCGCAAGACTGAGGCTGGTACGATCTCTGTGCTAATCCAGTCCGGATATGAGCCTGACTCAATAGTCAAGGCCATCAAGCAAGAGGACTGGGACCTGTTGAAGCACACCGGTCTGTTCTCTGTGCAGTTGCAACCGCCTGGCACTCTCCAGAAGGCACAGGCTGGCGCCAACTCGGACATCCCGAATCCGCCTGCTACGCCGAGTGGCGGTGGTGGCACGCAGAAGGCTGCGCCGACCGGGACGCCTAGGCCGAGTCCTCAGCCACAGCCTGGCTCGTCGGGTAACAAGAACCCTGCGAAGCCTGCCGCCCCAAAAGCCCCAGCCCCGGGGCGTGACGTATCCAAGCTCCAGATAGGCAAGGGTCATGCTCTCTGGGACTACTGGACGCACGGCAAGGGGGCGGCTGAATGGATCGGCGCAGAGCATAAGTGGACAACCTTGCATGCGCTGCTGGTGTCGCACGGCGTACCCGCACATGAAGCTAAGGGTCTCACGACCAATATCATCAACCATGTCCTACCCGGGTATATGAAGCTCGCCCATAAGAAGGGCGACGGTCCCGGTTAATCAACTCCGCAGAGGAGGTTAGTAAATGACCAGTCCATCTAAGCTCTGTCTGCGGTCTGTTGAGTTTCGCGTTGCAGACACCGGAGAGAACAACGACGGCCGAACCCTTGAGGGTTATGCCGCAGTCTTCAACGCGCCTACTGAGATTGACTCTTTCGAGGGCCGCTTCTCAGAGGAGATCGCACCGGGAGCCTTCCGGAAGACCATCAGTGAGCGCAAGCCTGTCTTGCAGTTCGATCACGGCAAGGATGTCCGTACGGGAAGCGTGCCGATCGGCAAGATTGTCGAGATGCGCGAAGATCCGCAGGGTCTTTACGTGAAGGCAAGGCTCTTTGACAATCCGGTCGTTGAGCCTATCCGACAGGCTATCGAGGGCGGCGCCATCAGCGGGATGTCCTTCCGCTTCCGCGCCGTTCGCGACGAGTGGCGCGACGGCGAGGATAACGTCATCAAGCCCGGTCAGCTCGGTGAGATGCTTTACAACGCTGGCTCGCGCGGGCCACTCAAGCGCACCTTGAAGGAAGTTCAGCTCTTTGAGGCTGGTCCTGTGGTGTTCCCTGCGTACGAGCAGACTTCGGTCGCCGTTCGTTCCCTGGACGAGATCTCAGATGAGGACCGACAGGCTCTCATTGACGAGTACGCGCGGTCGATGACCGAAGAGGTCGAGGGGGAGCTTGTCGGCGAACACGGCCCAGAGCTTGTCGAGGCTGGCTTCACGCCGGAGTCGGTCGCCCGCGCGGTCGAGTCTGACGACCTCCCGCTTCTCGAAGTGCATGTCGAGGGCCGATGCCGGGGCAAGGAAGACGCCGAAGAGGGCTGCGAGCACCCGGAGCTTCATGAGCGCGCGTTGACCACTCAGGGCACGCCCAACGTCGCCAAGCCAAAGGCTAAGGACAAGAGCAGCGGCGACAACAAGCCCTACGGTGACGTGACTTACGCCGACCCTGGTTACCAGAAGGACGGTAAGAAGCGTTACCCGATCGACACCGAAGAGCACGCTAAGGCCGCCTGGTCTTATATCAACCAGGCTGGCAATGCGTCAGAGTACACAGCGGAACAGCTTGCCGAGATCAAGAACAAGATCCAGGCAGCACTCAAGAAGTTTGGTGTGGACGTTGAGGCCAAGGCGGCTGATGACGTATCATCCACCCCAGAGGAATCCGGCGCCGACCCCACGGTCACCCCGGAAGCAGTAACTCCCGTAAGGAACAAAACGGTTCGAAAGGAAAGTGACATGGAACCGATGACCGTGGAAGAGCGCGTTGCTCGCCAGAGCGAGATCAAGGCGCGTCTCTCCGAGATCGACACCGAGTACAGCGGCGGTACTCTCCCCGAGGACACGCAGCGCGAGTGGGACGGCCTCAACGTCGAGTTCAGCGAGCATGACCGCGCCATCGACGCGGCCACCAAGCGCGCTGAGCAGCTTCGTGCTCTCGCCGAGGACAACGCCCAGGGCAACGGCCGTCAGGTCGAGCGCGGCACCGCGCCGAACCACATCCGCCGCCCGTCCGACATCTACGACATCTCGAACCTGCGTAACCAGGCCCGCAGCCTGGACGAGATGGGCGCCCTCTGCCGCGACAATGCCATGCGCGCGATCGAACAGGGTCGCTTCGGTGGCGGCGTCCGCAAGGAAGCCGCGCAGGAGAACGTGGAGCGTCTGCTCCAGGAGAACGACGACGCTGCCGGTACGCTGGCTCGTCGCATCCTCACGACCGGCTCCCCGGTCTACGAGCGTGCGTTCGGCAAGGCCATGCGCGCCCTCTCCACCAACGGCCTTACGGCCGAGGAGGCGCGTGCGCTCTCCCTCGGTTCGAACGCTGACGGTGGCTACGCCGTTCCGTTCCAGCTTGACCCCACCGTCATCCTGACTTCTGACGGTGTGATCAACCCGCTCCGCTCCATGGCGCGCGTCGTTCAGATCACTGGCAAGGAATGGCAGGGTGTCACCTCCGCCGGTATCTCGGTCACCCGCTCCTCTGAGGCCGCGAACGTCAACGTCGTTTCGCCGACCCTTGAGCAGCCGACCGTTCGCCCGACCCGTGTGACGGGCTTTATCCCGTTCTCCGTCGAGATCGACGCCGACTGGACCGCGATGCGCTCTGAGGTTACTCGTCTCCTCCAGGACGCGAAGGACACCGAAGAGGCAAGCTCGTTCGTCAACGGCGACGGGACCGGCAACAACCCCGGCGGTGTCGTCGCGACGCTCTCGCACTACGGCGCCGTGCCGGACGGTGGCAGCCTGACCACTGCCGACGTGTACGCACTGGAAGAGGCTCTTGCCCCGCGCTGGCGCGCGCGTGCTCAGTTCCTCGGCAACAAGTCGGTCTACAACGACATCCGACAGCTCGGCACCACTGACGGTGCGGACCTGTGGGTGCGCCTGGCCGACCGGAACCCGTCGCAGCTTATCGGCTACGACGCTCGCGAGATCAGCACCATGGGTGCTTCCGACGACAGTGGCGCTCGCTACCTGCTCTTCGGTGACTTCTCGCAGTTCCTCATCGTTGACCGCGTGGGCATGAACGTTGAGCTGGTCCCGCACCTGTTCAACCCGACCGCCAGCGTTCCTACGCCGACCGGTCAGCGTGGTCTGCTCGCGATCTGGCGCAACTCGTCCAAGGTTCTGGTGGACGACGCGTTCAAGTACCTCAAGCAGGGTACGGCTTCCTGATCCTGGCTCACTTAGCTTGCGACCCGTGCCAGGGGTACGGGTGGGCTAATGTGAGTTGAGAGATGGAATGGAAGTTGTGCGGTACGGTTCCTGTAACCTAGGCCGCACAACTTCCGCCCCGGTGAAGGGCATAGGGTGTCATGTAACCGGGGACCTAGCGGGGTAGCGCAGTTCGGTAGCGCAGCGGGTTCATAGCCCGAAGGTCGTGGGTTCAAATCCCACCCCCGCCACGAAAGTTGAACAAATACTAGCTGAGGAGTCCTCATGGCTGCTGCACCAAAGAAAAAGCCCGCCGCGAAGCCGGTTGCGAAGCCTGCGCCCAAGAAGGGGGCGGCGCCTGCCAAGAAGGCGCCCAACCAGGGTGGTTCGAGTAAGCCCGGCGCGAAGCCCGGCGGCAAGCCTGCCGCGAAGCCGACCGGCAAGCCCGTCCCCGGAAAGAAGGGCGCGCCCGCGAAGCCCGCTCCGGGTAAGCCTCCGGTTCCCGGTCAGAAGCCCGGCCAGAAGCCTATGCCGGGAAAGGGCCCGCTGCCTAAGAAGAAGGCGGCCCCCAAGAAGGGTAAGTGATGGCGCATCACTACACGTTGGACCAAATGGACTGGCCCCGCCTGCTCGCAGACAACAACATAGAGCCGCGCGGGGTCTGTCACGTGGGGGCGCATGAGGGTCAAGAGGTTCCGCTCTACATCGAATTGAGATTCGACAACATCTACCTAGTAGAAGCCGATCCGAATCTAGCTGCGGACCTTGAGAGTAGGTACGGTCACACCAACGGAGTTACGGTGCTTCCCGTGGCTGCTGGCGCGGAGCGCGGATGCGTAGAGTTCTACCGAGTGCTGCGAGACTCGCAGTACAACTCGACGCTTGAGCCTATCGAGTTGGGCGCCACTCAGAAGATTGAGGTCCCAATGGTGCGCCTGCGGGACGTTATTCCGGGCAGTAAGTTCAGAAGCCCGGTAAACGTTCTTGTAGTTGACGTACAGGGCTCCGAGATCGATGTCATCAAGGGGTGCGATCGGCGATACCTAGACCTGATCGTGGTCGAGGTCGGTACGCGCGCAAAGTATCACGGCCAGCCTATGAGGAAGGCCGTGTCGGAGTACATGGATTCCATCGGCTGGCGTGAGGTTTACGTCTGGCCACACGGACCCAAGGCGATCTGGTTCGACATCGCCTATGTGCCCGTCAACGAAGGGTGCTGCGGTGAAGGTTGTTGTTCTGGGGATACCGCTGCCGCCGGGTGACAACCGCTGGAAAGACGACATGTGCGAGGATGGGGAATCCCTTGGTTGGGACGTAACGCACGTAGCAGCCAAGGGAATTCTCCCAGCCGAGGTCATCCGGCTCTGCAAAGGTGCAGACATCCTCCTCTGGGCGATGACTCACGGGCATATGCCTAAGCCACCGTCCAGCGTAGAGGGCATGCTGCGTCAGATAGAAGCTGGTGGCACCCGAACGGTTGCGCTACACATGGATCTTTACTGGGGAATCCAGGCTCGTGAGCGCAAGATAGGTCGTCACCCCTGGTGGACTTGCCAGTATGTCTTCACGGCTGATGGCGGACACCAGCGTGAGTTTTTTATGCGCGGAGTCAATCACTTTTGGATGCCTCCCGCCATCGGCTCTCAGTACAACTACCGTGCCGAGAGGTCATATGACGGCACTCATGCAGCAGTGTTCGTCGGTGGCTATGTGCCCGGAATCCACGGGCCTGACCGCGCCGCGCTTGTCCAGTACGGGCGTGAGCGCTGGGATGAAGGCTTCGCGCTGTACGGGCGCGGAGAGGGGTCGAGGGGACAGCTCTACGGCCACAGGCTGAACGCGCTGTACGCCCGCACGGGGTTCGTTCTCGGCGACTCGGCACCTTCCCCCCGCTACTGGTCGGATCGCATCCCCTGCACCCTGGGACGCGGCGCATTGATGTCCCATCCGGAAGTTGAGGGGATGGCCGAGAACGGCTTCACCGATGAAGTCATGATCACCTACCCACGTGGGGATCTGGCGACGCTCGGCGAGAAGATCGACTCACTAACGCACTCCGAGATGGAGCAACGAAGGCAAGCTGCATACGAGTTGGTTCGAGAGCGCCACACCTGGAAGCAACGCATGCAAGAGCTACAGGATATCGTCACGTCGGACGGAAACTGCCTCTGTCGGCGAAGTGGTAAGCGTCGCCTAGGTGGCTGTTGGTGCGGGAGGTGGTGAAATGCGAGTCATAATCGCATGCGCGGGTCCTCAGGTTAAGTGGAACAACTATCTTGGGATACCTAGTCACTTCGCACCAGTTCGCTTGGATGATTCGGACGAGCGGGAACCTCTGCTGCATAGGACACTCCGTCAGGTCGCTAGGTACACAACACGCGAAGAGGTTGTACTAACGGCACCCGCTGGCGATGGTAGATACTGGATCGGCGGCGTGACGGTCTGCACCGGCGAGGGAAAGAGTGAGTTTGACTCAACTCGTAGCCTGTGGAGTAGAAGTGAACGAACCGTGCTTTTGCTCGGGGATGTGTACTTTAGCGATCTGGCCATGCGCAAGATACTTACCCCCACGGCGGGCCGAGAGTACAGGGCGTTTGGTCGCCATGGTGGATCGAATATAACTCACACCCCATACGGTGAGCTGTTCGCACACACCTGGTGGCCCGAGCATATCCACGAGATAGAGCAGCATCTAGCCCACGTCGAACAGGCTCGCGCACAAGGTATCTTGCGTCCTCATGGATGGATGCTACTGCGCAGCTTCCAGGGTGACCCGCTAGACCGGCACATAGTCAAGCCTCGTTACTTCACTCAGATCAACGACTGGACGGATGACATCGACTACCCGGAAGACTTTGAACGGCATCCGGCAACGAAGGGTTACAGGTGACTGTCTCAGTCGTAGTTCCTTACCGCCCAGACGGTGCGGAGCGTGAAGATAACTGGCGTGTCCTGCAAGATGGATGGCGCAGGAACTTCCCTAACTGGGAACTCGTCACGGGTGATTGCTCGTCGGATGAATGGATCAAGGCTGACGCGATAGCGGACGCTCTAAGTCGCGCAAGCGGCGACATCATCGTCATGGCAGACGCCGACGTGTGGTGTTCATCGGCGGCCGTGGAAGAGGCTGTTCTGAGGGTCGATCACGGCAAGCCATGGGCGATCCCCCATCTTGCAGTTCACAGGCTAACCCCAGAGGGTACCGCGCTATTCAAGGTGCATGCACACGTATGGATAGAAGACCTTGACGAGCCTCCGTACGAGGGGGTGCCTGCGGGTGGCATGTTCGTCATGCGCCGAGAGCTGTACGAGGCTGCTCCGTTGGACCGCAGGTTCCGTGGATGGGGGCAGGAGGACCAGTCGGCAGACATGGCCTGGACGACACTGTACGGGTTGCCATGGAGGGGAGTTGATCCTCTGTGGCACCTATGGCATCCGCCGATGAAGCGTGATAATCGCGTTGTCGGATCTAAGGAAAGTCGCGCACTGTGGGAACGATACAGGCGCGCAAACCACAACCGACCCGCTATGAGAGCGCTCGTCGGAGAGGGAGTTGAGAGCAAATGAGTCTGTTCGTAGCTGCTCAGACGGCGTTCATAGAGCACGCCGGAAAGCGAGTGAAGATCATCAAGGACGAGACGATCGTCCGTGGGGGTCACGCCATTATGGAGGGTCGCGAGCATCTGTTCAAGCGGCTCCACGTCCACTTCGAGTGCGAGAGGCCGAGGCCGCCCGTGGCCCCTGCGCCTGCCCCTGCACCCGCGAAGGTCGCTCAGGCAAAGACCGCTTCCGCAAAGGCAGATGCGACACCGGAGCCCGCCGCTGAGGAGGAGTAATGGCGATCGGAGATCCGTACGTCAGCCTTGATGAACTCAAGGAATACCTCAAGATGACCGGCAAGGCTTCTTATGACGATGCCCTGCAAGATGCCCTCAACTCCGTAACCATGGAGATAGAGGGAAGGTGCAACCGTCAGTTCAACAAGGCGACTTCGGCATCTCAGAGGTCCTATTACCCGACCACGCGCTACATGGCAAAGGTGCACGACTTCTACACTACGGAAGATCTCGTAGTCACGTGGAAGGGCACCACGCTTACCGAGGGCACCGACTTTGAACTACAGCCACTTGACGGGATAGTTGACAACCGCCCCGGCTGGCCGTTCTGGAAGGTCAAGCTACTCGGTGGCAGGTGCTTCCCCAAGTGGGACAACCAGAACGGCGCACCGCTCACTGTGACTGCTCGTTGGGGATGGAACGATGTTCCCGCGCCCATTAAGCAAGCCTGCCTGATTATGGCAGCGGAGACGTTCCAGCTCAAGGACTCGCCGTTTGGCATAACCGGCATGGACGCCTTTGGCTCACCCATGAGGGTCCGCGACAACGCCATAGCGGTAAGCAAGTTGGGGCCCTATGTGCGTGACAGATTCCTGGTGGGGTGACTATGACGACTCCCACTCTAGCCGAGATCAGGACGGCTCTGGTTGAGACCATCAAGGCGAATGTGGAAGTTGAGATCTTCGAGTACGCCAACGTGCCTGACGTTGCTCAGCTTCCCGCCGTGGTGGTAAGGCCCATGAGCGCCAACTACGTTGTCAACATGGGCGATGACGCCACATACAATTTCCAGGTCTACGTCTTGACATCTCGTCGCGAAACTGGCGTAGCGCAGGATGACCTAGACGAACTGGTGAGCCACTACGGTCCCAACAGCATTCCTACTGCAATAAACGGCAATATGGAACTGGGACTTGATGGTGCAGTGACGGCTCTGTGCACGGGCATGGATGGATACGGCGGTCAGTACACGACGGCTCAGATCCAGCATGTGGGGGCCATCCTCAGAGTGAAAGTGGAGGCTGATCCCTGATGCGCTATCAGGTAGTAGGTAAGAACCACCGAGTATTCGGGAAGTCGCATGGAGAGTTCTTCGAGCGTAATCTTCCCGAGGCGCAAGAGCGCCATCTCATCGGGGGCGGATTCATAGTCCGTGCTCCCCTCCCAGTAGAACCGAGCGTCACCATCGGCGCTCAACTGTCGGGGTTTACTTCGGCATTTGAGGCTACGGTATCGCTCCCGGCAGAACCTAGCGTGTCAGAGGATGCGCCAAGTGAGGCACCGGAAGAGGCGCCTACCGATAACCCCCGAAGGGATGAGTTCTAGTGTCCAAGAAGCTTATTCTGCGTGACTGCTACATCGAGGTGAACGGCGTGGACCTGTCCTCGCACGTTTCCGCAGTCACCGTCACTCTGTCCAAGGACGACATCGACACCACCAACTTCTCTGGCGGTGGCCGTGAGCACCAGCATGGCCTCAAGGACGACCAGTTCGAGGTCACGATGCAGCAGGACTTCAACGCTGCCTCGGTGGACTCCGTTCTGTTCCCCCTGTACGACACGGAGGTTGAGTTCTACGTCTACATCCTCCCGACGCAGAGCAAGCCTGTCGGAGCGGACAACCCGTCCTACTCCGCCACCTGCCTTCTGTTGGAGTACAGCCCGCTTGACGGTGCTGTCGGTAAGCTGTCCGACACGAAGGTCAAGTTCGTGACGCAGCGGGATGGCGTTACCCGCTCCACCACTTCCTGACCCAACTAGCAGCCGGGCGAGCGACTTACGATGCGGGGTCGCTCGTCCGGTTCTAACCGCATCGAACCGCGCATCGAGAAAAGGAAACTGACACACCATGGCTATTCTCAACCGAGACCTTATCCTCGCCGCCGACGACATGAAGACCATCGACGTCGAGGTTCCGGAATGGACTCCGGAAGGTCAGGAAGTCGCGTCTGTTCGCCTCCGCACTCTGACGGGTGGGGAGCGCGACAAGTTCGAGTCGGACATGATCGACCAGCGCGGCAAGTCCAACAAGATGAACCTCGTCAACCTGCGCGCGCGGCTCGTCGCCCTGTGCGCCGTGGACGAGAGCGGGCAGCGGATGTTCGGAGACAAGGAAGTCACTCTCCTGGGCAGCAAGTCCGCGTCCGTCCTGGACCGGCTGTTCACTGCGGCCCAGAAGCTCAACGGCATGACTCAGCAGGACGTTGAGGAGCTGACCGAGGGTTTCGAGGACGGCCAGACCGAGTAATGGTGTTCCGGCTAGCCCTCGCGTGGGGGTGCACTCCACGCGAGGTGCTAGACCGGATCAGCTCTGAGGATCTGGCCGAATGGGTGGCGTTCGAGACTGCGCACGGTCCCATCGACAGCACGTATGAGCGCATTCTCCTGAACGAGATCCACTATCAACTTCAAACCCTCAATTACATGTTCGGTGCCGCTAACTTCACTGACGAAGAAGAGGGCATCGAGAACCCCATACCCGAGCCTAGTAAAATGCCCTTCCCTTGGGAGATGACCGAGGCGGCTAAGGTGGCGAAGGAAAATGCCCGGGATTGACATAAGTGTCAGTGGCATAGGCAAACTTGACGACATCACACGTGCGATGGCCATTGAGAACGAGGACATCCCAAAGGAACTCAAAAACTCAATCAAGGATTCGGCTGGGACGCTCGGGGATCGGGCGTCCCTCCGCGTGATACTTGAGCCAACGCACGGCCTTAAGCACACTGGCCTAAGGGCCCGAGTTGCTAAGGGAGTTGGACTACAGGAACTCCCTGATGGCTACCGCATCACAACGTCTATGCCCAATGTCAATGAAGCCGCCATCCCTCGCGGTATGGACCAACATGGATGGCGGCACCCGGTGTTCGGAAACAAGGGTACTTGGGTGGTCGAGGGAATCACGGACTTCTCATGGTTCATGGACACCATGCAGGAAGGTGAAGACCTCGTGGGTAACGGGCTGGAACAGCAGCTTGAGAATGCCGCTGAGCGAATCGATAATGCCGGGCGCGCGTAACGGAGGGTTGTCCCAATGGCTACAGTGACCAGCTTGGGATTCAACATTACGGCCAAGTGGGATGGGACCGGTCTGCGCACGGCACAGGCTCAACTCGACACCCTTAAGAAGTCGTTGTCTTCGATCGACGGTACGAACTTGAGGATCACTGCCGACGTTGACGACTCGGCAGCAGTTGCGAAGCTTGAAAATCTTCGCGCGATGATAACGGATCAGACCGCCACGATAACGGTCAACGCTGACACTGCTGATGCCGCTGCGAAGCTCACGGCGCTCAGTGCTCAGCTTGACAGGATAGCCGCAACTCACGTCACCGCCACGGCAGATGTGAACACAAACTCGACTGCCCTTGAGGCCCTACAGGCGCGACTCAACCAGTTCGGAACGATGCACGAGACTGCTACTGCTGATGTCAACGCGCAGTCTGGGCAGCTTGATGCGATCCGCTCCAGGGTCGTTCAGTTCGGTACGATCCACAGCACGGCCACCGCTGATGTCAACGCGCAGAGCGGAGCGCTTGAGGCTTTGCAGGCTCGCCTTGCGCAGTTCGCCGCGACTCACGCCACGGCTACAGCCGACGTGAATGTCAACGCTGCGAATCTGGCAGAGGTACAGGCGCGCCTGGCTGCATTCGGTGCTACGCATGTAACCGCTACGGCAGATGTTGATGTCAACAACGCTCATATACACCTTGGGCAGCTAAGCAACGACAGCAACAACTCCATGCATGATCTCGCGTTGTTGGGTAGCGCGGCCGGTGGCGCAGGGTCGGCTATAGGTGGAATGGCGAGCGCTGCCGGTGGTGGAGCTTCTGCCGTAGGTAACGTGGGAAGTTCTGCGGCGAGCGCCGGTAGTTCGATGGGCGGTTTCGTAACTGCCATAGTTGCGGCCTCGGTTGCCATGGCAGCGTTCACGGCTGCGGCACCACTAATGGCCGCATCAGTTGCGCTCATTCCCGTTGCGTTCCTTGGGGCCGCTGGCGCGCTTATCGCAACGAACGAAAAGCTTAAGTCTTCCTTCGCTGACGCGTTCGGCCAGCTCCAGAAGACCATCCTGCCTTTGGCCATGCCAGCGATCAAGGCTCTCCAGGACGGTCTGTCTCAGGTTAACGGTTGGCTTCACCTGATAGGACCCGCGATCAAGGGTGCGTTCTCTGCGGCGGCATCCCTTGTGCGTCCCATGCTTGATGTCGTAGAGCACTTGGCTGGGGCAGCGCTGCCCGGACTCACTTCTGCCATGCGCGCCATGGGGCCGCTGTTTGACGGGCTCGGCAAGGGCGCAACTCTCCTGGGCTCTGCGCTCGGTCAGGCAGCTAACATGCTGGCCAGGATTCCTGGCCTCGGCCAGATCATGAACCAGGTCATGGGCGCAGCGGGCCAGGTTCTCTTGTCGTTCGCTAGCGTCATCGTCCAGGTCGTATCGGCTGATCACGGTCAACTCCTGATCCAAACTCTCAAGTTGATAGCCCAGGTTATGCAGCTGTTGGTCCCGATCATTCAGATCAACGGGGTCATTTGGCTCGGTCTGGTGGTTATCCTCCGAGGTGTCGTCACCGTCCTCCAGTTCCTTGAGATTGGCTGGAAGGCGTGGATGCAGTTCATGCAGGGAAGTGGCCCAATCTGGACCGCACTTGGTATAGCGTGGCGCGCCTTCCTTGATGGCATGAGGATTGCATGGACTGCCATTTCTGCTGCCCTTGTCGTTGCATGGAATGCCGTCTGGAATGGCATGTCCATTGCAGTGAGGGCGATTTGGACCGGTCTACAGGCAGCCTGGACGGCTACCGTTAATGGCCTGACGATCGCCTGGAACGCTGTCTCCGGTGCGCTCGTTGTGGCGTGGAATGCCGTCTGGAACGGTATGTCCACTGCGGTCAGGGTGATTTGGGCAGCTCTCCAGGTTGCCTGGCAGGCGTTTGTCACGGGTCTTAGTATCGCGTGGACTGCCGTTTCTGGTGCGCTAGTTACTGCGTGGAATGCCGTGTGGAACGGCCTGTCCGTTGCTGCGCAGGCGATATGGAACGCTCTTACCGTTGCCTGGAACGCGTTCGTCAACGGCCTTGCCCTGGTGTGGAATACGGTCTCCGCTGCGCTCACCACGGCGTGGAATGCTGTGTGGAACGCCATGTCCACTGCGGCGCAGGCCATTTGGTCCGCAATGCAGGCTGCGTGGAACGCCGTATGCCAGGCGTTTGTTACTGCGTGGAACGCTGTTTCTGGCGCTCTGTCTGCTGCGTGGAATGCCGTGTGGAACGCCATGAAGACTGCCGCTGAGGCAGTTTGGAACGCCATGCAGGCCGCATGGCAGGCGTTCCTCAACGCGCTTCACTCGATCTGGAACACGGTCAGCTCTGCCCTCTCGGCCGCCTGGTCCGCTGTCTGGCTCGCCATGAAGAACGGTGCCTACGCCGTATGGGACGCCCTTAAGGCTGCCTGGCAGGCGTGGGGCAACGCCATGCACTCGATTTGGAACACGGTCAGCTCTGCCCTGTCGGCAGCATGGTCGGCCGTCTGGCTGGCCATGAAGAACGGAGCCTATGCGGTCTGGGATGCACTCAAGTCAACCTGGTCTGCTGTTCTCAACGCCCTTCGCTCTGCCTGGAATACGGCTGGCGACGCGCTGAGTAAGGCTTGGTCCACGGTCTGGAACGGCATCAAGAACACCGCTAAGTCCATCTGGAACGGCATCGCTGGAATCATCGGCGATGGTGTCAACGCCTGTATTACCGTCGTCAACGGAATCATCAAGGCGTGGAACGCAGTTGTTGACGCCGTTGGCCTTAAGAGCCTTCACCTCGGCACCGTTGGTCACGTGAGTGTTCCTAAGTTCGCAGGCGGTGGCATTGTCGTTCCGGTGAACTACGAGGACGGCGGCGTAACCAAGACGTTCGCTGCTCGCAATAACCAACTCACAGGCGGGCGACCGATCTTCGGTGACATGACCGGCGGCGGAGCGCTGGGCGGATACAAGCCCGGCAGGGACACCGTTCCCGCCATGCTGTCGCCTGGCGAGGGCGTATTGGTCCCCGAGGCCGTGCGCGCCCTTGGTGGCTCCGATTGGATTCACTGGGCTAACAACGAGTTCAGTGGTGGTCGAGGCGGGAAGTCTGGCATGTTCCCGGGCTCTACGCCTGCGGTACCTATGCCCCAGTTTGCCAACGGCGGAGTGTTGGGCAATGTCCAGTTCTTCGGCAACGGCGGTAAGCCCGTAAAGCCCGTTGATCCTAACAGTGTTGGTACTGCCAGCAGTCCGGCTGCCGGTACGTCCGTTGATTCGCAGAACGCGATGATGGGCAAGGGGTCCAGTAAGAGCATTGGTGAGCTTATCGCCAACGCTCTTGGCATCGCCATACCCGGCGGAAAGGACAGCACCCTCGGCAAGATCGTCGGAGGCATTGCCCATGCGGCGCTCGGCTTCCTGGGCGGTGGCGCTGCCGGTACGGTCCTGGGCTTCATCGGCGAGAAGGCCATTAGTGCGGGCTTCAAGATCCTTGAGGACTTCGCAGACAAGGGACTTAAGGGCAAGTTCGGCAACGTCGGTAACGTTATGGATGCCGGTGTCCACAAGATCCTTGACGGCCTTAAGCAACGGCTCATTGATGAGGACAACAAGGCCCACCAGAACTACATGGCAATGTCTGTCGCTGGCGCCCAGTCAGTCCAGGCATGGGCGCCCGTGGTTCTCCAGGCCCTCGCCTTGGCCGGTGCCCCGGCATCGTGGCTTCCGGGCATCCTGTCCCTGATGGCTCACGAGTCGGGCGGTAACCCGAACGCAGTTAACGGTTGGGACTCCAACGCTGCCGCCGGTCACCCGTCCATGGGTCTTATGCAGGTCATTGGTCCGACGTTCACCGCTTACCATCAGCCGGGTACGTCGAACAACATCCTTGACCCAATTGCCAACATCGCCGCAGCCATTAACTACATTCAGGCTCGCTATGGGCACGTGCCCGGTTCGCCTTACGCGTCCGGAACTCCCAGCGCCACACCCGGTGTTCACCTCGTCGGTGAGAACGGGCCTGAAATGGTTCTGTTCGGCGGTGGCGAAGAGGTTAAGAACGCCAAGGATACGGCCGCCATGATGGGGGCCGGTAAGGACCCAACGACCGCAGCTAACCCCATAGATCAGCAGAAGCTTGCGCAGAACGCTGCCCTATGGAAGCAGTACATGAAGACCATTCAGACTACGTCTGATACTGCATGGAAGGACGTTAGCGACACCGCCAACACCAGTTGGTCCGGTATGCAGTCGTCCGTCGTTCCGTTCGCAAGTGGACTTGCTAAGGCCATCAGCGATTCGGGCAATGCCATCATCAGCAGTACCAAGAACACGTGGTCTAGTGCGACTTCTACCTCTTCGAACGCGTGGAGTTCCCAGAGGGCTGCTGCTGTTAACTACAACACCGACCTACAGAAGACGTTCGCCGACACCGGTAACGCCATTCAGACCAAGTGGGCCACCGACTGGACCGAAAACAAGGACTTCACTCAGAAGACCTGGACGGACCAGAAGGTGCAGGCAGCGCAGTTCAGCACGGACCTACAGAAGACCTACACCGACATGGGTACGGAAGTAGGGACGAGTTGGAAGAACACTCTTACAACTGCGACTGCCGACACAACTAAGTATTGGTCTGACACTAAGGCCCAGTACACGCAGGGTGTCACGGACATGCAAACGGGGCTCGTCGCTCCCGTTACGACCATGATGGACACCGACCTGCCGAACGCGTTCAACGCGTCGGTAACCGCCATCAGCACCGGATGGACAAACCTCAAGACTGCGGTACGCGAGCCTGTGGCGGCCGTTGTTGACGTGGTGTTCAATCAGGGCATCGTGGCCATGTGGAACGCCATCGCCGGGACGTTCGACGCCCCGACGCTGGACACCTTCACTATGCCCGCGTACGCCTCTGGTGGCCCCGTCCAGGGCGCCGGTACTGGAACCTCCGACAGCATCACCGCGCGGCTCTCCAATGGCGAGCACGTGTGGACCGCTGCCGAGGTGTCGGCGGCCGGTGGCCATGGCGCGGTCGCTGCCATGCGGTCCGCCGCCATGGGTGGCGCTGGCGTCCGTCAGATGGGCTACAACGGGCACTTTGCGCTCGGCGGTGGCGTCACCGACACCACCGGGCTCGTCGGCGCCCCGCAGGGCGGTACGTCCGCCACGCAGGCCGCTGCGACGGCAGGCGCGGGGGGCGATCCGATCTCGCAGGCGGCCGGTGCTGCTCTCGGTTCGATCAAGGACATTTCGAACCCGTTCATCGAAGCTGCCGGACAGGCTGGTAAGGATGCCATCGCGGCCCTTATGCCGAACGACTCTGGTTACAAGACCCTGTTGAACAACATGGTTGACCAGATGGTCGGCACGGTCACGTCGTACATTACGGCGAACGACGTTGCTCCGACAATGGGTGGCGCCAACGACGCTGCGGCTCAGGCTTGGGCAGACGCCCAGGTTGGTAAGCCGTATGCGCTCGGTGGTAACTTCGGCGTCACGTTCGACTGTTCGCAGTACATGTCCGGTATCGCGCGCGCGATCCTGGGCGAGACTCCTGCCCCCTGGTTCACTACCTTCGCGTTCAGTGGTGACACTGCGCCCGCAGGTTTTGAGCGGGAGTTGGAAGCTCCCTTCATGATCGGTATTACCAACGTCGGTGTTGGCCACACGGCCGGTACCCTCAACGGTACGAACTACGAAGCGACTCCGCCCGCAGTTCGATCCGGTCCGAGTGCGCGTGGCTACAATGACCCGATGTTCCAGGACTGGTACGGCTTCCGTCCGTCAATTGAGGCCGCAGTTGGGGCCGCTGTTACGGACTCGAACCACCTGGCAATCATCGATGCTGCTATGGCTGCGGCTGGTGTTCCGCCGCCCGACAGTCAGGCAGCGTGGGAATCGGGCCTTAACCTCATCATCACGAATGAGTCTGGTTGGGACCCGAACGCGATCAACAACTATGACATCAACGCTCAGAACGGCGTGCCCTCTCAGGGTCTCGCGCAGGTTATTCCGCCTACGTTCTCTGCGTACCACGTTGCGGGCACGAGTACGAATATTCTCGACCCGATCGCTAACGTGGCAGCCGCGATTAACTACATCGTGTCTGTCTACGGCAGCATCAACAACGTGCCTGGTGTCCGGTCGGTTAACTCCGGCGGTGGCTACCTGCCTTACTACGCGGGAACGCGCGGTGCACAGTCGGGTTGGCACACTGTTGGTGAGCGCGGTCCCGAGTGGGTTAAGTTCCGTGGCGGCGAAGAGGTTCTTCCTAACGGCACGTTGCCTCCCACTCAGGGTGGTAACGGCGATATCAACCTGTCCATCCCGATCACGGTACACGGCAACATGGATCACGGCGTTTACCAGCGCGTCGAGGGTGAGCTTGTTCCGAAGATCCGACGCATGCTCAACCAGAAGAGGGGCAAGTAATGGGGTCTGTTAACCACTACTGCAACGGCGAGTATCGCAACGATGGTTGGTCGTTGTCCGGAAGTGGCGTTCAGCAGCTCCACGATTGCTGGGGCCGCTCAAGTGTGGATGACACTAAGTACGCCTCATGTCCGGCTAGCAAGGGCGCGGGTACCGTCTCGTTCCCTGTGGACATCTCATCGATACCGGATGGTGCGGTCATCACGTCCATCACCATCCGGTGTCGGTGCAACCGCACTACAAGTGACCCTGATTCTATTACGATTCAGCTTACGTGTTCGGACGACACGTCCCGTTGGACGACCCGTACCGTCACGCCTACGCAGGATATCGAGGATATCGAGATCGCTACGTATCAGTGTGACGCTACGGGTCGGCCGTGGGATCGGCACCGGCTGAATAAGATCATGTGCCGCGCGTTCTGCTACGGCGGACACGCGGACCGCATCCGGTGCTACCGGCTCTACTGTGTTATCAACTATCGGCTCCGCCCGACAGTTGAGGTGACCGCGCCTTCTGGCACGGTCTACACTTCATCTCCGACCATCTCTTGGGTCTACAGCCAGACGGACGGCGACCCGCAAAAGAAGTCCGAGTATCGGATCTTCACGGCGGTGCAGGCTGCTAGCGCAAGCTTTGATCCTGACACCGCGCCACCGGTCTACGCTGCTACGGTGAACGGCGACCTTAGCTCTGTGGTCCTGCCTACGTCGATCAACCCGGATAACTACGCAGTATACGTTCGGGTTTGGTCTACGTTCGACGCTAAGAGCCTGTGGGTTGGGAAGTCGTTTACCGTGCAGGGTCCGGCGCCTGCCGTGCCCGGCAATGACGACGGTGGCGAGTCTGGCACCCCCGGGGTGGGCACCATCCTGGTCGTGCCAGACTCTTACAACTCGTCTGCATCCTTGACGTTCCGAGATGCGTCCAACCTGCTCTCTGTGCAACAGGCAGACTTCGAGACGCTGACGGACTCGACGGAATCAACTCAGGTCAACTGTAGTGCGGCGCGCGACGCTAGCACTGCGTTTGGCTCGGGGCAGGCTTCGCTCAAGCTCACGGCTTCCAGCGCGGCTACTATGTCTGATACTACTTCCTACGTCGAGGTAGCAGAGCAGACACCGATCACGGTACGGGCGCAGTTCAAGGCGGCTACGACCGGGCGCGATGTGAACTTGACGGCCAACTTCTACGATTCGACCTTCACGCTTCTGGACTCCATCACCGCCAGCGGGTCGGATGTCACCGACTCCTGGACGGAGATCAGCGCGACAGGGACTACGCCGATCGGGACTCAATTCGCCACCGTCACAAAGGAAGTTGTGTCACCGGCGAGCCTTGAGGTTCACAACATTGACCGCGTTGGCCTGATGTACGGCGACTCCTCTGCGTGGTCCGATGGTGGCCACATGAGCCGTAATCTGCTCTCGGCCGCCCAGTCAAACATGGACACTGCCGACTCGTCCAACCCGTGGATCACGGCTAACTCGGCCACCACGTATTCCCGCGTGGCAGTTACGGGTACGGGTGCCAACGGTTCGAGCATGTCGCAGATGAAGTACATAGGCATTTCGCCCACCATCGCATATAGGGCTACGAGTTCAGTCTTCACGTCGCCGACGAGCGGAACGAACTTCACGCTTAACAAGCCCGCTGGTACGACTGATGGTGACCTGCTCATTGCGTACGTCACCTGCACGGGCGCCAATGTGATGCATCCCCCGGCTGACTGGACTCTCGTCAACTCGGCCATTGTGAGTACGTCTACGGGTGAATCTCTGTTCGTCCTCAAGCACAACGGTGCGGCTGCCGACCCATCTACCTGGACGGACGGCTTTCTGGGCACTGCCACAACTCGCCGCAGTGCGGTTGTTGTTGCGTACTCTGGTGCTGCTGACATCGACTCTCAGTTTGTAGCTGAGAACGTCAAGGCTGATTCCTCCGGTAACCTCGTCCACACAACTGCCACCGTGAATAACACTGTTGGTAATGCGTGGCGTCTGTGTGCCTTCGCGTACAGGGACAACGTTTCTGGTGGAACGTCGGTGGCGAACATCGCACCGCCGTCAACCGTCCCGCCCATTGCGTTCGTTGGTACGGCTACTAGGTGGACTTCTACAAGCTCGTCCACCAGTTCCTATGTGATCAACCGCCCCTCGGGCGTTGTGTCGGGTGACTTGATGATCGCTACGGTTGCGATCTCGGACAACTCCCCGACAGTAACGGCACCGTCCGGATGGTCTGTAGTTACTCAGTTCACTACAGACGGAACCATTGACGGGCGCATGGCGATCCTCAAGAGGACGGCTGGCAGCTCCGAGCCAACGTCCTGGACAGGTTCCCTGTCGTCGTCGTCGCTGCCGATCATGACCGAGTGTGTCGCTTATCGGAACTGCGACACTGCGGCGAACCAGTTCATAGATGATGACACGTCCACAAAGTCCGGCGGCAGTTCTATCACTACGGCTTCCGTGGTGAACGACAACTCCGGTGCGTGGCGCGTGTGTTCGTTTATGGCTTCTCGACAGACGCTCGACTCTGCTCCTAACTTCTCTTCATCTGAGGTGATCGAAAGGGCAGACGACTACGCGAGTTATGTGGGTAGCGGCTATCACAGCTCGGGCGCACGCGCCCTCAGTGCGGCCGTGTACGACTCCAACGGCCCTGTCTCAACCGGTACTCACTCTCGCACGGCGAACCTGTCGGCGAGCTGGTACGCGGCGGCGTCGTGGATCGGTTTGCTCAAGCCACTGCCCACGGCACCGGCCCCCGGCGCGAACGAGACAGAGCGCCTGGACAACACCAATGGCAGCTCGAACCCGTGGCAGACGCTCGCCGTGTACGACTCGAACGGCGTCATCAGTACGGGTAACACGTCGGTCACTGGCGTACTGACCCCGGGCTCGGGCTCGGCCGCCGACTCGGTGGTGTCCTGGATAGGCATCATCAAGCCCGCCGATCCTGTGGTCGAGGGAACGGTAGAGTCCAAGTTGACATCGGCCATCAGCCTGTCTACGATCGATCCGGCCGTACTCGAACTAGCGGGCGGCAAGGTGTCGTTGGTGAGTTCGTTCCTGGGCTCCACGAGTGGCACTCCGTACCTGACCATGGAGTTCTACAACGGAAATGAACTCATATCCAGTCAAGTGGCCGAAGGTACGGTATTCAACTCGTCCACGTGGGTAAAGTCGGCGGCTACCTTCACGATGCCAACTGACGCCGTGATTACCAGGCTTCGCCCCATCCTAGGCGCGAAGGACCGGGCGATCAACGATACGGTGTCGTTCAAGAACGTTGGCATCATGCTAGGCGACACGGATACGTATCGTCCCGGCACCGGTCGAGACGCGCACCCTATATGGTCCAAGGCTCAGA